GATCCGGTCAATTATACAGATTTGAACCCTTAGAAGTTCGTTATTTTAGATTCCAGTTGCCATGATCTTATTGAAAGAATGTCCACTAAATTAAAGGGTTCGCGGTCAGGGGATATCCCCCACTTGGAGAATTGGATTAGACTTCTCTATACTTTTCTACCGTATGAAACTCAAAGGATAGTGGTTGAGAAATATGATGATTATCTATCAAGCAAGATGCCTGACGAGTGGAAAGATTTATGTAGGACAAACGAAAACGAGCCTTGAAGAACGTAGGTGCAGGCACGAATATAATGCATTTTCAAAGAATATGCAAACCTACTTTTATAGAGCGTTAAGAAAGTATGGAAAAGATGATTTCGAATGGTCTATAATTTATGAGGCAAGCGAATTAGAGGATTTAGATGTACTCGAAATTCAATTTATAGAGAGTCTAAATACGCTTGTACCTAATGGATATAATCTTACGAAGGGCGGCGACGGTGGAGACACTTTTTCTAGACTTTCTTCTGAAGAACAAGATCAAAAACGAAGGAAAATGAGTTTAGCTAGTACAGGACGTCGCGCTATTACTACGTTAGGTAGACAAAGATTAAGAGAGAATATGTTAAAAAATAATCCGATGAAGAGAGAAGAGGTTCGAAGAAAGGTAAGTGAACATCATGCTGATGTATCTGGAGAAAATAATCCCATGTATGGAAAAACACATACGGATGAAGTAAAAAAGAAGCTTTCGATTTTAGCAACCGGAAGAGTACCATCAGATGATGTTCGAGCGCTTTGGTCTCGACAACGCTCAGGAGCAGGTAATCCAAAAGCACATCCAATTCGATGTGTAGAGACGGGAGAAGTATTTTCTCACATCAAAGAAGCTCTTTCGAGGTATGGGCAAATTAGTATTTCAAGAGCAATACGAGAAAAGAAAACTGCTGGTGGTTATCACTGGGAGAGAATCACAAAAGAAGAATACGAGAGTATACTATAATAGGAGTAAATTATGCATGCAGACTATAAATGTGAATGCGGAGAGCTGCTTGAAGTTACGTTCTCTATAAAGGATGGGCCGCCGAAGGAAGTTAATTGTCCAAAGTGCAAGAAAGCCATGCAGCGCGAGTGGAAGTCTGCAATTCATATTCCTCTAGACTTCGCGGACGATCTCACTACGAGCATTAGTCAGCGCATGTTTCATGCAAAGCGCCCTACAGGAAAAGACAAGGTCTACTACTAACTAAGGTAAGAAGGTGCCTGAATAATGGATTCAACACGACTGCGCGAAGGCGTAACTACATATCTAAGCTCTGCCTTTCCTCAATCTCAGATAGCGCGACAAGGCTTTATGGGTCGTCTATCGTCTCTTTGGGGATGGAGAGCTAGCTCTGCTCAAGATTCTCAGACAAAGTTATCAAAGAAGGCCGGCGTTCAGTTTGTTCGTGTTGATCCGAACAATAAGTCAATGCGGGAGCTTGATGCCAAACTAGGAGCGCTTTTCCAGAACGTTCCTCTTTCCGACCGACTTGAAAAGCTCTTCGAAGCATGGCTTCGCGATAGTACGAATGGATACGATGATCTTCGAGATCGTCAGAAGCGTATTAACGAGCTCAACTTCATGTACTATAATGATCCGTTTATTAGCCGCGTCGTTCAGCTTGTAGCTGATGAAGCCACGCAGCTCGATGTTCAGGATCGTCTCCTTTCCGTAGAGAGCCCTGACCCGCGAATGGCTAAGCGAATCTATCAGCTCCTCGATATGTGGGGCATCAATCAGCAGCGCATCCATGGCATGTGCTTCGATTTGGAGCTTTGCGGTGAAGGTTTCTGGGCTAATAAGATTACAGCGAACGGCGTTGAGAAGATCATTCCTCTTCAGGTAGGGCAGATCCTCGAACGCCTTGAGTTCAATCCTACAAAGGTAGCTGAGGAGATCAGAGCACGCCAGGGATCGATCATGACAATGATCAATCGCGATGCTAAGCTCCAGATGCTCTTACAGTCCTTCGAAGAGCTGCAGGTCACAGAAAACTTCGCAGAGATGTTCGAGACAAAGCTTTTTGGTTACGTTATCGATAACGAAACAGTTGTCCCGCCGTGGACGGTTACGCACTTCCGTCTAAATGCCGATCACTCAGAATTTTATCCATATGGACGCCCGCACCTCCTAGCAGCCCTAGCACCATTCAAGCAAGCTGCTTCGACAATGACGCTCCAGTCTCTTGCACGTATCCTCTCCTTCCCCGTAACGCTCTATAAGGTTAAGACGGCACAGGGAATGGATACTGCAATGGTCTGGGACCACGTCAACAGCGTTCGAGAGCAGTATGACAACATCGGTGTTAATCCCGTTGCCGGTCAGTCTGAGGTCTACTCAGTTAACACCAAGATTTGGATTCCAGATGGTCTACTCGAAGTAGATGTCAAGGAGTCTAAGGCCGATATCGACTTCGTAGGCGACCTCGAAATGTACATCGATCGTATCTGTATCGCGTCTGGTGTACCGAAAGGTTATCTCGTCCAGGAGTGGGGCGGGTTTGGTGCTAGCGCAGTTTCCTTAACTGAGCAGTTCAAGCCGTTCGCTCGCCACGTCTATACCATTCAGGCTTCCTTCCTCGAAGGTCTAGCTGATTTGATTCGCCTACACTTCGTTATTACTGGTGAGTTTGATTACACTACACCGTTTACACTCTCTATGCGCTTCCCGGCCGAAGAAATGTCCGAAGATAAGCGCAATGCTCGTCAAGGATCTATAGATCTCGCTAAAGATGTCATGGAGCTTATCGGTACTGCAATGGGTGTAAGTGATGAAGAGCCTCTACCGCCAGATGTCGTTAAGGATATCATGGCCAAATACACCTTCCTTGATCCTACTGACGTCCTTAAGTGGACAAAGCAAGTAGGTGATCAGGTTCTTATTGCTAAGTCCCGCAGCGGGGACGACGACGAAGAAGGCGGAGGTGGTTCTTCCAGCGGAGGCGGCTCCAGTGGCGGCGGCGGAGGCCTCGATGAGCTAGAAGATATGCTCGGCACCGAAGGTGGCGAGGATATCGGCGGAGGCGATGAAGGTGGTGGGGAAACTACAGAAGAGAGTATGCGCCGTTCCCGCCGATTCGCCTTGAACAGAATTCGAGAAGCTCGCTTTAAGGAACTTCGAATGCGCTACCGGGAAGTAAAGGATGATCTATACTTTAAGATACTCCGACAGAACAATATTACAGAGTTTACGCGTAACAAGCGCCACGTTATGCTAGCTAAAAATATTCATTATTCTCAGGAACCGATGTTTGAGACGCTGAATGCTTGGAGAGAGTATCAGAAGACGGGCAAGGGTCCTGCTAAGATGAAGACACTTCACGAAACGCTAGTAGCTATGAAATTAGAAGATGCTACGCCGAACGCCGGAGATATGAAGTTTGAAAATATCAAGGCAGACATGTCCAAGGAGCGCGCACATCTCGAAGAAGACGTTCCGGGCCCGAGGAATGAGAGTTGGACCGAACATCTAACAGAAGATCTCAGCGACGGGTTTAATGACGTTGAGTCTCAGGAGGCCGCAGTAGATGATAGCGGGGATTTAGTACAAGAAGGGGATAGATAATGGCTATTTCAACTGCTATTCAGACCAGCGGCGCAACTATACAATTTGGAACAGTCAGCGGTTCCGCATTTACTGCTGGTAATATTAGAATTAAGGGATCAGCTACCGTAGACGGTCAGCTAGATATCAATTCTTCTGCTGCACTCGCTGTGACTGCTTCCGTACTGGCCGTCACAGCTTCTGGAGCGGTAGGCATCACATCCTCTAAGCCTATTCAAGCAGCGTCGTCCGCGGTGATTGGTGGCTCCGGCGGAGTTCTCCCCGCTACGTCCGGATCGCTTTCTGCAGGAGGTGGACTCCTCGTTAAAGATGAGACATCTGGTAAGAATTGGTTCCTCCACGTACACGCAGATCGTATTAGGTTGTTCGACGGGGTATCGACAGAGCTAGTCTTTACCACTCCGGCTGATTCCATAGCCCAGGCTACCAATGCTCTCGCCTGCTCAGGTAACGCCGCAACCGCTACTCTTGCTGCAGCAGCTACAAAACTTGCAACAGCTCGAACGATTGGTGGGGTCAGCTTTGATGGGACAGCAAACATCAATCTCCCTGGCGTTAACACATCCGGTAATCAGAATACCTCAGGAAATGCCGCTACTGCGACACTAGCTGCTACAGCTACTACAGCAACAAATGCTCTTGCATGTTCCGGTAATGCCGCTACTGCGACACTAGCTGCTACAGCTACGATTAGCTACAATAATAGATCAGCAGCTAACTACCAGATCTTATTTGGCTCCGGTGTCGGGCTATATGCTTCAGACCTTGTAACAATGAATCCCAGCACAGGAACAATCACAACTACAAATATTAGCGGAGCAAGCCGCGGTGGAGCTATATACGGATTTAATAAAGTATATAATGCAGTTTGGAACGACTACGCTGACTATATCTCCCTTGAAGGTCCAACTCCAATAATTCCAGGCCGGGTCTATTCGTACAACGGGCACTTTCATCAGATAGCCTCGTCGTATGCTGAGATGGGAGTAATCGGTATCTGTTCCGATACTTTCAGCTTTGTTGCAGGTCATAAAGAAGATGAATTCCAAGTACCAATTGCAGTCTGCGGATTCGTCTTAGCTTACGTTGATAAAGTCTATCCGTCAGGGACTCCACTCACGTCAGCCACCGACGGTGGGCTAACCGAGATGACTCTAGAAACCAAAATGAAGTTCCCGGAGCGTTTGCTAGCTACTTTTTATAAAGAAGAGAGAAGCACCGCTTGGTACGGAATAGAGGTTAATGGACGGCACTGGGTTCAAGTTCGCTAATTTTTCCGTATATTATAAGTCTCTATAAGGAGTTGCTATGGACCTGCGACACAATATTACTATATGCACTCGATGCAAGAAGCCCCTAACAGGCTTGAAGTACTACATCTCGTTAAAGATGGACGCACTAAAAGAAAAGGAAAGCGGGGCTTGGGAAACAATACCCACTCTCGACCTAACTACAAATGAGGTGGTTTGTGACACTTGCTTTGAAACATTCTCGCAAGCCATAATTGCAGGTATGTCGCAGGAGAAGGCCGATGAGTCTTCAGCGTCCTGAGGAACTGGGGATAACTCAGTTCGAACTTGTAGTAACCGAAAACTGCAATTCGAAGTGTACATACTGCTTCGATAACTATTTCGCCGGACAGCGCATTAACACAAAGGATCCTACTCGTTGGATGCAACCGGAGCTTATTCCAGACCTGATCAAGTTTATGGATAAGACCTGCGCTGATCCAAAGCAGGAAAAGCGTCTCAACATTCACTATATCGGCGGCGAACCTCTCATGAATTTTGAATTTATGAAAGCAAGTGTCCCGGCATTCAGAGAGCACTTTGGCCCACGCGTAACGTTTTCTATCAACACAAATATCCTACTCATCACAGATGAGATTCTAGAGATGTTTGTAAAGTACAACTTCAATATCACGACATCTATCGATGGAGGCCGAGAGTCCCATAACGCTCACCGAGGAAACTGGGAGAAGGTAATTGAGAACCTGATACGTATCAAAGCAGCTTTTCTTGATGCTAAGGGTCCGGGAGCCGATGTAGCTGCCATCGGAGCAGTGTTTGTTGTTAGTGCCGATCGATCCGATTATGTCGTCGAGGATTATAGAACTCTTTCCAAGTTCTGCAATTGTCGTATTAACCTTAATGCCGAGGATCCGCTCTGGACCGACCAAAAGGTAGACGATGTCTGCAACGCAATTCGTACAATCGCCGCTACTACACCAGATTTCTTTTCAGGAGATCTCGTCGGTGGATTTGAGCCTAAGTATTGGACAGCAATAGAGGGCAATGGAAGTCCATTCTTCTGTCACACGCCGATACATAATGTAACAATCAATCCGATGGGTAAGCTATTTTTCTGCCACAGACTTACTCCAAAGTCCTATGAATTTACTCCAGAGTTTTCGGAATTCTATGGTGATATTTACCAGGGATATTATAACACCGACTACTACACCAGCATGATAGAATGTCGTGTTGGGGGATCTAACATGTTCGAGGATTGTAAAACATGTAAATACGTTAATATGTGTCGGCAGAATTGCCGTGCAGTACACATTGCTAACGGCGGTAAAGTTAATAAAATCATGTGTAAGTATATTCAAACGTACTTCGATCTTCTAGAACAACACTACGGTCGGGCACTAAATAGGAAGCCTAATAGAGGAGATCTCAATGCCAACCTGTGCACCTAACTATTTAAACGTCGGATATAAGGAATATTTTAACGCCACCGGAGCAAATTGTCAGCAGTACACAAATGGTGGCGGAAACGCTTGTGTTCAATATTGCCCTGCGAACGCAACTACCTACAACAGATACGGAAATGCTTATACTCCAGCCTGTACAGAGGCTCGCTGCGCTCAATCATATATAAACGCCTTTGACGATTGCGCGCAGTACTACAACTATTCAAACTATCTGAATTATACGCGAAACGTTTCTGGAGCCGGAGCGTATTCTCTTGGACTTAATACTACACTTATCGATAGTGTTACGACTGTAGACGCTACTGCTATCAGCGCAATTAAGCATATGCGAGATAAGCTAGTAGAGCTCGTTAACAATAAGCCCCAGCAATCTACAGTTCCTGAAACCGGGCTTACTGCAGTCTCTGATGCTACTTTTGACGACGGCAACCCGTCGACGATAGAGAAAACTGCCGCAGCCCAGTACAATGCTCTTCAATCTAAGTTTGCCGCTCTCCGGAATGCCATCAATACCGGGGTAGCCGTTAGTTCAACTCAAGTCGCACCCGGGGATACTCTTACTAAGAACCACCTAACAGCTTTGAAAACAGATCTAACAAACTTAGCGGCTGCCTGTTATCAGACATACGCTAATCAGCAAGTAGGTGCAGGGTACGCTAACGCCAACAGTGCATATACTCGCGCTGTTTATGGCGCTTCGGTTGCGTACACAAATGCATACTGCGCAGAGTATATCTGTACCAACACGGGCTCCGGCTGCGGGCAATACAATTACTCGGATTATTCCAATTGTACGAATACATTGAGTTGCGGCAACTGCCGAAATTCGGGTCACTATAACTATAGTAATTACTCGAATCATGCAAATCATTCAAATCATTCGAATTATTCAAATGTTTGCAGAAGAGATTACTAAAGAGGTAGTGAGATATGCCATCCTGTGCACCAAACTATGCTAACGTAGGCTACAAAGAATACTTTAATGCCGCGGCTCCGGGAGTACAATACTCGAATTATGCAAATCTGTGTATACAGACATACTGTGCAGACTCTCGTGTAGCCTACTACGGTAACACAGGAGCTGGTGGCGGAGGTATATGTAACCAAGGTGTATGCTATCAAACCTGTACGAACTTCAATCAGTACGGTACCACGTACCCAGCAAATAAAGATGACTGCTCTCAGTATTCTAATTATAGTAACTGTACAAATTATGCCCGAAACGGTGGCGGAGCGGGCACAGTTCTTCCTGCACTCAGCCTCGATCAGTCTGTCATTGATGGAATAACAGACATACCAACGTCAATTACAGCTGTAACCCATCTTCGAGATAAGTTAGCAACCTTAATTAGCCTTAAGCTAAGACAGGACACGGTCGACGACGCGATGCCTTCGACGATCAGCGATGCTACGTTTAATGATAGTAACTCAGCTACTGCTGAAATAACTCTAGCTACTCAGTATAATGCTCTGAAAACTAAAATGGACGCTTTTTGGAATGCATTAAAGGCTGGAGGAACTACTCTCACTACTCCTAGCTCGGATGCGGTAAAATCTTCTGGAGATACCCTTTTTAAGAATAGTATACTGGCTCTTAAAACGGATCTGGTGACTATAGCAAATGCATGCTCGCAGACATACGCTAACTATCAGAATGGTTACGCAGCTGTTCTTGCTGATACCTATACGAATAGCGTCGCTACATATACTAGAACGACAGTGTATAGAGATGCGTTCTGTAGCCAGTTAGTTTGCACAAACACAGGTGGCGGTTGCGGCCAGTACAATTATTCGAATTATAATAATTGTACAAATACTGTCTGGCACAACCGATACATGAATACTCAGGATTGTTGGAATTACGCTAATCACAGTAACCATTCGAACCATTCAAATTATCGCGATACCTGTAGACGAGATAACTAACTAAGAGGAGAATAGCATGACTTGTGAACTACAGTGGGATATTAAAGCTCAGGCTTTTAAGGGTATAGCCCAATTTACATATGCAGAGGACCCATCTAATCTTCCATTTGACGAACACGGATTCTACTATGGCGTTAAGTATGGATTTGATGGAGTAGTTACCGAGCGGTATTACGCTCTTCAACCCGGGGATATCTTCGTGAACGAGGATGCAGAAGATCCGGACCGTATCACTACCTTTAAGAGTATCACTAGGCGTACAGTGACTCCTACCGATTTCTACATATCCTATAGGTCCCGACCCTTTACTTATCTAGATAATCATCCAGAGATTCAGGTGGATAGCAGGCTTCTCGCTGCAGCAAACGGTCTCGGAATTCGGTATAACGCAGAATCGAAGGAAACTCTCGTATACTATGTACATGCTGTAGATCCTCGATGTCGGATGTTGATTGAGGGAACAGACGATGCGGCTTATCTGCGAGAAGATGCGGATTTCTTAAAGTTTACTCAAGAGCAAGCCGCTGCATTAACAGAATTCAAGTCTGCCGCAGGCGTTTCGTTCCACGGATTTGGAATAACCCATCTTGCAGAGATTATTATTGTTCCAGGTATTTATCGATATGTAGCTTTTTGGAACAACGATATTCTAAAGGATTATCTTAATTTCTGGGAGGGAGAGTATGCACTTCCTGGTCAGATTTTCAACGTGTAAGGAGTCGAAATGTTCCAGTTTAATAATCAACTCGTCTTAAAGGTAACGAAGGGTTGCAATCTTCGTTGTGAGTACTGCTATGTAATGAATAAGGACCTTCATGAAGGTCAGTTTATAGATTTTGAGCTCTATAAAAAAATTATTGATGCTGTTGTTCTAGATAGACTTAAGTCTACTCAAGGTAAGAATGAAGACTTTAATTTAACCTTTCATGGTGGCGAGCCTACCACTATTAACAAAACTAGATTTTTCCAGATGTGTGAGTATGCCCGGGATAAGTTTTTCAAAGCCGGGCTTCATTTGTCGCTATCTATTCAAACAAACCTCAC